GGATCCAAAACTATTAAAAGAATTAATAGATGTTTTCAACAAAATTAAAGCTTAAAGACGGGCAGTTAGTATATTCTAAGGAATCTAATGCTGCCCTTAATTTATTTATAGAAAAACTTTCTGAAGGTCAGGAAGTTGATGTATTTATGTCTATATCAGATGGTAAAGGCAGTGCAGCACAGATATCTAAAGTGCACAAATGTATCAGAGAGTTAGCTAAAGAAAGTGGTTATAGCTTTGATGACATGAAAAAATTAGTAAAAGAACACGCAGGATTAGTAGTTGATAATAACTATAAGTCCTTTGCTGAATGTGATAAAGATGAGTTAAGTCTTGCTATACAAGCATGTGTAGAACTTGGTGAGTTCTATAATGTTAATCTTTATTAGATTCTTCAGCTTTTTGTAAATCTTGCTTCATTTGTTCAGGATCAATTTCCTTTTCAATAAAAGCATTATTTTCAATAGCTTGTTTTTCAATTTCACCAACAAGAAGAGTTAAAGTATAAAATGATCTTTCTTTATCATTCATTTCTTCATACTTTTTAGATACAGTATTTTTGATGAATGTTTCTGAATCGCCTACAGATGAATCATATGATTCTTTTAATGCTAATAATAAAGCTGCTTTTGTCATAAGATAAAAAGTCTTATTTACTTTAATATCTAGTATGGCATCGTCTTTCAATTCTTTAACTTTTCTTTTTTCCATTGTATAATTTTTATCAAATATAATAAAAATATGAAACAAACTATAGACATAGAAGAGATTAAACAAAAAATGTTTAAGAAGCTAGAGCCATCAGGTTGGCATAAACCTCTTAAATCTTTTATATTTAGTTCTGATTTCGAGAATATAATTAAACAGCTTGTAAGGCTGTCAAAAGATGGACAAAGGTTTACACCTAAACTCAGCCAGCTGTTTAGAGCATTTGAAGAATGTCCATTTAATGAACTTAAAGTAGTTATGGTAGGACAAGATCCATATCCGCAACTAGGTGTAGCAGATGGTATTGCATTTAGCTGCAGTAACACCATGGAAGAGCAACCAAGTTTAAGATATATGCTTAATGCAGTTAATAGAACTGTATATAATGGTGTAGGTGCATCTACTGATCCAGATTTAACAAGATGGGCTAATCAAGGTATGCTAATGATTAATACTGCACTTACAACTACTGTAGGTAAAGTTGGTCAACATTATCCTATATGGAAACCATTCTTAGCATATTTATTTGACTATTTAACATTTGCACATACTGGGCTGATATACATATACTTTGGTAAACAGGCTCAAGAGTGGAAAGACACAGTGCATGATATGAATTATAAGTTCTTAATCAGTCATCCTGCAAGTGCTGCTTATCAAAAGCAAAGAGAGTGGGATTGTAAAGATGTTTTTCGAGATGTTCAAAAGATTTTGAAGGACAATAATAATTTTTCAGTAACTTGGTAGAATGGATGAAATATTTAAAAAACTCGTAAAGTACAAAATGAGTCCTGACTCATTGTATGTATTATACTGTATGAAGAACAACATTGTACCTAGTACTATTGTAAACAGCAGCTTAGCAATAACACGTCTTAAATCAGATGATTGGTTAACAGAAGATTTGCAATTAACTAACAAAAGTGTTATCTTTGTAGAGGAGATTAATTCCTATTTTAGGAAGAGCAAAAAGAAAACCTCTAAGGATATTATGGGTGATGATTTTGATGTATGTATTAAAACATACAATGAGATCTTCCCCGCTAAAAAACTTGGAAGTGGAAAGTATGCAAGAACCAATATCAAGACTCTAGAAGCAGGGTTTAGATGGTTTTTTGAAAACTATAATTATGATTGGAAAGTAATTTATGAAGCAACAAAAAAGTACATAGAAGAATACAAATTAAAGAATTATGAGTATATGAGAACATCTCAATATTTTATTAGGAAACAAAGCTCAGATAAATCATTTGAGTCAGATCTAGCTACTTACTGCGACATTATACAAGATGGTAGCCCTAATGAAGAAGATATATTCAAGGAAAAAATAGTATAGTATTGGAACAATTCAATGGTGCAAAGCCTCTAAAGGCTATTAGCAAAGTACGCGCTTATGAGAAAGCTCTCATAGAAATGAGAGGACGTATGGATGGCAGGATTAAAAGTTTAAAGACTGCATGGCCAAAGTTTAATGATGCTACACTAAATGGTCTAGAGTGGAATACTCTAACTGTAATAGGTGCAAGACCAGGTGTAGGTAAGACTTTGTTTATGGAGCAGCTTGTAACAGAAGTTATAGCTTTAAATCAAGATCAAGACTTCCAAGTTCTTCAGTTTCAGTTCGAGATGCCTGAGAAAACTCTTGGTATGAGAGCATTCTCTGCTATAACTCAAAAGGATTATGGGATGCTTCATAGTAAGTATGAGCCTTTGCAAGAAGAGATTTATGAAAAATGTAAACAATACACAAGTACATTGAATAATAATAATAGAGTATTCTCTATTTATAGACCATGTACTGTTAATGAATTCTGCGCTAGTATAGATTATCATTTCAGACAAAATGTAAAAGAGGTTAATGGAGAAAAGATATATCCAAAACTTCTTATAACAGTAGACCATTCAGCTCTATTCAAAAGAGATGTTAGTGAATCTACAAGATTTGATATGTTATATAATCTAGGTGAAGCGCTGACCTTTATGAAAAGAAGTTATCCACTATCATTTGTAATTTTAAGTCAATTAAATAGAAACATAGATGACCCTAAGCGTGCTATAGAAGGTACATATGGTAACTATGTTTTGGATTCTGATCTATTTGGTGCTGATGCGCTATTGCAACATGCTGATATAGTACTTGGTATTAATAAGCCAGCTGCAAGAAAGATTAGATATTATGGACCTGAAAGAATACAAATAACTGATCCAGAAACTTTGGTATTTCATTTCTTAAAATGTAGAAATGGTGATACTAGAATGAGTTTCTTTAAGTTAGATAGAGATACTATAAGAATAGTAGAGATGAATACACCAAGTCAAAACAAGAATACAAAAATACAAATATGAGTACAAGACAGGAGAATCAAAAACTTCTCATGGCAACACATTTGCCAACATTTAAAAAGCTGAAGATCGCTGACCCTTATTTTATTGCTAAGTCTGCTTGGGCTAATCCAGGCGAAGGTTTGAAGGTTCAATTCTTTCCTAATGAATTAAAACAAGAAAAAGATATTTATCTAGAGCTTAGTGATTTTAATGCAGTGTCAGAAGATCCAACGCATACATTGTATAAACTAAAGTACAATCCTTTTTATAAAGAGGAATATCCTTTAGAACAAAAGACTAGTAAGTCTGGCAATGATTATGAGGTATACATAGTTCCTATCGAAGAACTAACTGCTATTACAAAAGATGGTAAAGAAGTACCTTATAATCAATATCAAGAAGAACTTAAGAATCCACCAGTAGAAACTCAGCAAGCAGATTTTCCTGACTTTGCTAAAGAATATACAAGCGTAGCTCTTAAGAAGAAAGAAGTTGAATATAAAAATAATTTAGAAGAATGTTTGAATAACATAAGTAAACAGCTAGAAAGAATAGCAAATATATTAGAAACCAAAAATAAATAAACAATTAAAAACAAACCAATGAAAAAAATTATTTTAACAATAGGAATTTTAGCATCTTTAATGATAAGTAAACAATCATTTGCTCAACTAAACATTAAAGAAAGTGCAAAAGATAGTATAGTATGGCAAAATGGAGGTAAATATAAAGTAATACCTAAACTTGTTCATTTTTACAGAAATCTTGATGATTATGTTTTTTACTATCAAAATGCAAAATATTCATCAATTACAGATATAAATTATATTTCATTCAATGATTTATCTACTACTATTCAATACTTTGAATTATTGAAAGATGTTGTTACAAATGATAAAGAGTATAATATTGAATTAAACGATACACAATGGCTTATTAAAAAAAGTGGCTCATCAGTAGTAATGTTTTCATCATATACTTATTTCTATTTATCAGAAAAACAAATAGATTCAATTTTAGAAACAATCAAAAACAAATAACCAATGAGTATAGTACTTCCAACTAAAAAAGTAAAAGTAGAAAGAGTTAATCCAAAGAGATTAATTATCTACAGTAAACCTAAGACAGGTAAAACTACAGCATTTGCAGGCTTAAAGAACAATCTTATATTGGATCTAGAGAATGGCAGTGAGTATGTTGAAGCTTTGAAGGTTAAGATTGATAGTCTTCAGGATTTACTTGATGCAGGTAAGGCCATAAAAGATGCAGATAGACCATATGATTATGTAACAGTAGATACTGTGACTGCATTAGAGTCTATGGTAATGCCTTTAGCTGTTAAGCTGTATAAGAAAACTCCTATGGGTAGAAACTTTGATGGTGCTGATGTAACTACACTACCAAATGGTGCTGGTTATTTATATATTCGTCAGGCTTTCTTTCAAGTCTTAGATTTTATTGATACATTAGCGCCCCATGTAATTCTATCAGGTCACATTAAAGACAAGGTAGTAGATGATAAAGGTTCTATGGTTATGTCTGCTAACATAGACTTAACTGGTAAGATAAAATCTTTGATCTGTGCAAATGCTGATGCAATTGGTTATATGTTCAGGAAAGGAAATCAAACAATTATCAATTTTAAGAATAATGATGGTGTAACATGTGGTGCTAGACCAGACCACTTAAGAAATACTGAAATAGTAATTTCTGAAATGAATGAAAAGGGTGAGATAAAAACTCACTGGAATAAAATATACAAGTAAATTAATTAATAACTAAAAAACAAAATCAAATGGCATTAAGTACAAAAGATTTAGGTGCAGAAACTAGTAGCGGAGCAGGTATACCAAAAACTGTTGCTCCAGGTAATCATGAGTTAAAAGTTAATGGTATTAGACTTGAGGAGTTCAAATTTATAGATGGAGCTTATCATTTGATACTAGACATGGAGACGAAACCAATTGATGGTTTTGAGGGATTCTTGATTGACAGAGAAGATGAATCTAAAGGTAGATATGCAGGACAGATTGGTAGAGTAAAAGCTAGTCAGTATGCATTTGCAGATGGAGAAACTAAATCTGGAATTAAGATTGAAAGAGATAACTCTATTATGATATTCTTAAAGAACTTCTCAACCGCATTGGGCATTTCTGATTGGTTTCTAGAGCAAGACAATAAGCATGAAACTATTGAAGACTTTGTGACTTATTTCAATGAAAATGCACCTTACCAAGATAAATATTTACACTGTTGTCTTGCAGGTAAAGAATATGAAAATAAATCTGGCTATATTGCTTATGACTGTTATTTTGCAAAAGCTCAAAATAGAAAGTATGGATACTCGCCTAAAGCAGATTCTGTACAAACCTATAATGAAGCAAAGCACTTAAGAAGACTAGAAAATAAGCCTGTAGCTGCATTTGGAAATGATGATGATGATTTATCAATTCCATTAAAGACAAGTTCTGATTTTAACCTAGACTAATAGCTATGCTAAAGCTATAATATAGGGGGAGTCAGAAATGGCTCCCCTTTTATTAATTAAAGAATTATGATTTCAACAAAAAACTTAATCGTTGGACTATGTGATATACCAACAGGTTGGGCTTTCCAGCATTATCTAGGGCTTTCTCAATATCTTGATGGTCAAGATGTAAAGATAAGGTCTATAATTAATACTAAAGAAAGAACACCTTCTATGCATATATATTTTGATCCTAAAATAAATAGATACAAATTCAAAGATTTTTCTTCTGGGATACACGGTGATTGTATAGAGCTTGTTAAAGTTGTATGTAATCTAAAGTCTCGGAGTGAAGCATCTGTAAAAATCATACAAGATTATAATGAGTATGTTCTGAATAATGGACATAACCCTGTACAAGAATATAAAGTTCATAGTAGATATAAAGTGACTGATTATGAAATGAGACACTGGACTACAATAGATCAGAAGTATTGGACTAAATTTAATATTGGTTCTAGACTTCTTGAGAAATATAATGTGGCCCCGCTAGAATTTTATACAATGAGTAAAGAAAATGATGAAGGTAAAGAAGATAGAATTACTATTAAAGGTTATAACATATACGGTTATTTCAAAGATGATGGTACATTGTACAAGATCTATCAACCTAAAGTATCTGATAAAAAGTTTATCAAGGTCAAGAATTATATTCAAGGCTCTGATCAACTGCAGTATGATAAGAAGTATCTTGTAATTACATCTTCACTAAAAGACTTAATGGCTTTTAACAGACTTAAGTTATCTGATGCAGAATCTATTGCACCAGATAGTGAGAACACATTGATTCCTGATAACATGCTAAACAAGATTGTCAGCAAGTATGAAAAAGTATTTGTATTATTTGACAATGATGAAGCTGGTGTAAGGTCAATGATGAGATACAAGGAGAAGTATGGATTTGACTATGTAATATTAAATATGGAAAAAGATTTGTCTGACTCTATAAAAAGATATGGTATTACAGAAACCAGAGATACATTATTACCTTTATTAAAAAAGTTGATATGAAAAAAAGTTTGAAGAATAGAATAAGAGATGAGATGTATGAATGGAATATTGAAATTGCTCATGGCAAAGTGATACCATTTACAGATGATATGATTCCTGAAAAAGCTGTAGGTTTTGTTTATGTAATGAACTACCTAGCAAATAATGGCCAAATGTATTCTTATATAGGTAAGAAGAATTTCTTCAGTAGAAGGAAAAAAAAGTTTGGAAAGAAGAAGTTGGCTGCTATGACAGACAAGAGAGCTAAGAAGTATGAGATAGTCATTAAACCTGACTATAAGAATTACTTCAGCAGCAATGCAGAATTAAAGCAAGCTTACAAGGATGGTAGATTAATATATAGAACCATACTTAAGATTTGTTTTAGTAAAGCAGAACTGACCTATCAAGAAACTAAATATCAATTTAAACATGAAGTTCTTGAGAGAGATGAATACCTAAATGGAAACATATTAGGAAGATTTTATAAAGGAAAAATATGAATAAGCAAATTCTGAAAAATTTATTGACAATGCTACAGTCAGATGATGAAGATAATCATTATATGGCTATGAAAGCATTTGCTAACCTTGAAGGAGTAGATGATTACAGAGAAGAGTTATTATTCTTATGGTTGTATGGTATTCCTGATGTAGAAGAGTGGGCTCTTGCAGATGCAAATCTAGCTGAGACAATAATGTCTGTATGTGGTAGACTTGGTATATTAAGAACTGGAAAAGATTGGATTCCTGATAAACATAGAGCACTAAAAGGTGATAGATGGTTAAATCATCTAACAACTCAAAATGTACAAAAGCCTTGGGTGGCTGAACTGATAATAGAAGAAGTAATTAAAGACAAGAAACAAGTCTTGAAAGCTCTTGATTTTAAGTTCAAAGATATCGAAGTAAAAATAATAAAATGAATAAACAAGATTCACTAAGTAAAACATCAAAAGACTTGATGTTAAAGGAACCGTATTATGGTTTCTTTTTGTTAATGTTGCATAAGTCATGGGATGACAGAGTAGGCACAGCAGGTGTCTGTAAGAATGGTATCAACTATCAATTGATGATAAGTGAGAAGTTCTGGAATGATCTATCTGAAGATCACAGACTAGGTTTACTAAAGCATGAGTTACTACATATTGCTTTTAATCACCTTACCACATTTGATATGTTCTCTGACAAGAAGTTGGCTAACATTGCAATGGATATGGAGATTAATCAATATATAGATTCAGCTTGGTTGCCTGAAGGTGGTATTAATATAGATGATTATGAGCATTTAAATCTAGACAGAAAAGCTGGTACTAGATATTATTATGATCAGCTTTTGAAAGCCAAAGAGAATAAGAAACAACAAGGTACTTCTGGAGATGAGAATATGGATAAGCTTCTTGATGCTCTAGAACAAGGTGAATGTAAAGTTATAATCGGTGATGGTCCAGGAAATAGACCAGGTCAAGGTAATGATAAAGAAGTTGAGATACCTGATCATCATTGGGAAGAGTTTGAGAATATGCCTGATGCAGAAAAGAAGCTGATTGAAAAGCAATTGCAAAGAGTATTGCATGATGCTAAAGAGCAGACTGAAAAGAAGCGCGGGTTTGTACCTGGAGAGATATCAGGTCTACTTAAACTAGATGAAGTTATACCACCTAAATTTAATTGGAAAGCATATATCAAGCGCTTTACAGGTATATCTACAAAGATCTTTACTAGAAAGCTAAGAAGAAAAGAGAACAAAAGGTACTCTGACAATCCTGGCCTAAAGATAAAGATGAGACAAAACATGCTTGTTGGTATTGATACATCAGGCTCTGTTTGTGATGATGAATTAAAAGAATTTATGAATGAGATTCATCACTTGTATAAAGCAGGTGTTGAGGTTACAATTGTACAGTGTGATTCTAGAATACAATCTATCAAACCATATGATGGGAAGTTTGAACTAGAAGTTGCAGGTAGAGGCGGGACAACATTTGATCCTG